AGATCTACGAGACGGGGGATCGCATGGCAGCGCAACGAAGGCGGGCGCAACACCGCCTGCTGGAGCGGAGGATGTTCCTCGAGGAGGGGGACCGACGCGACCCAGTGGACGTGAAGCGCCGCCTTCTGGCGCGCCTAGCTTTGAAGCAGGTCGAGGAGGCCGAGGAGGGCGAGACCGAGGAGACCGAGGAAGAGGCGGACGATCGGGGGGGAGAGGAGGCCGTGGAGACTCAACCTGGAGAACTTACGCTCAAGCTGCTTGCGAAGCGGCGAGGTCAGCAATCCACGCAGTCAAGTCACGTGCAAGACCTCCCCCCGGGAATCCGGCCAGCGTCCCAAAGCCAGATGCAGCTAATGCTCCAGCCCCCCCATGTCCCGTTGACAGAACGGGACATGCCGGCGGCAGTCAAAGCGGTAGTGCAACAGCTCAGGGATTCGAGGCTTTCCTCAGGGATTACGGTTCGCGCCCAGACATCCGCGCAGTCATCAGGAAGTACGCAGAAGAAGTGGGAATTGGACCTCGAGACGGTCCCAGTGTACCCGTTCCTGTTGGAACGACTGGGCCCGCACCGTGCGCCCCAAGTATTCCCACTTGTGATGCAAGCGTTGCAGGGGGAGGTGAGTCCACAGGTGGCTCTTCAAGCAGTCAACATGCTCGTCACAGGCCGCTTGCAGCGGCGAGCTGTGCGGATGCTAGTGCTTGTGAGATCACCGACCCCTGTACGCAGTACCTGATTGGACAGATGCGCAGATTTGCTGCCCGTGACTCTCGTGGGACGCTGATGTTTGTTGATGTGGGTGGTCAGGCGGCTGGGTTCGAGCTTGCTCGTGTTCTTAAGGATAGGGTGGGTGAACGCTGGATGTTTCACAACATGTGTCCCAATGTCATTGCTGAGGACGCACGCGTTGAATTTCCCTGCGACTACACCCCTGTCAAGAAGACCAAGCGGTTTCGTGGCCCTAGCGGGTTCTCGGCGTGCAAGCACTTGTTGAAAGACTGTGACTGCATTCCCGGAGCTGTTCGCCCTTTTTACTACTCATCACACTCAGCGTACTTCCTTGGGGCCGACGATATGGCCAACGTGAGACCAGATGGGCTGATGCTAGCTCGTCTCCACATGTTTCCGTTGGACCGAGACTCGGGGTCACTGATCAGTGCCGGCGGCCGTGTTCTTGAGTGGACACGGGCGACTGAGGATTTTGTTTCGACCATCAATGCCGTGGTGAAGGAGACTGGGACTGCTGAAGTCCTCCACACCTACGAGCATCGGGACCTCTCCGCCGAGTTGTTGGCTGGGAAGTTTCAGGTGAATGACAAGACGGCCTATCCAGCCGTGCGCGAGCAAGTTGTGCGGAGTGAGACGTTCTACTCTATCACGACCTCGGCACGGGTGAAGCCGGCGAAGAAGGGAGCTGACGTCGAGAAACGCTCCCGCGCCGAACAGGTCATTGTTGTAACCGATCCGACGAATCAGTCCGCAGTTGTGTCAGTGCTGAAGAGAATCATGAACATATTCGGTGTGACGTACGGTGTGGCGAAGACCTACTATGAGGAAACCGCTGCGGCGATACATGAAAAGCCACCTCCAGATGTGGAGTGCTGGCAGAGGAAGAAGGAAGATGTGATTGCGAGTTTTTGCCTGTCCGCAGGGATCATCGTGATCGCACTTCTCTACCTCATTCATCGCCCCATGCGTGCCCTTTCGTGGGTAGCCAAGTCGTTTTTCACTGGATTGCTGGTTCTCCCCCTTGTCGCGTTGGCGACGTGGGTGTGGACGCGGTGGGAGAAGGAAGCGGTGCGTGGCACCATCCGGAAAGCTGTCGACGGTGGAGTCAGTTCCTGGAGTTGGGCGAATCGAGTCGCTGAATGGCTCAAAGAACGCCAACTCGCGTGGGAAATCCTGGCTCTGGGTTTACAGTAGGGGAGAGGGGCATCGACCCTGTAGACGTGGCAATAGAACACTATCCTGACGGCATCTACTCACTGCCTAGTGTTTCGTATTTGACCACTTGTCTCGGGTACCCTGCGAAGCCTCTTTCCCCCCCCCACCAGTTGTTCGCACAGCCGCCGCGTGATAAGTTCTGTGAGGACTACACGATTGGCGCTACCCAAGTCGGTCCTTCCGCAAGACCCGGATATGTCTGCAGAAACTGTCCCTGTAACTTCATGAACGCCCTCGTGAACCGTCACGGTGCCGTAGCACCAGTTCCAATTCGTCAATGGAACTATGCGTACGGGCTCATGGATGAGCTTAAACGCGATCGCCCCTGGGACACCGGGGCCGTGGATCCACTTGATCGTCGTCAATGGATGCTTAAATGGCCACTCTCCAAACGGCTGAGCATCCTAGAATCGGAGAAATTTGATGACGTTATGCCCTGGAGGACAAAGGCAAGCCTCAAGCGTGAATCGTCTAATAAGCCCTGGACTAAGGCAAGGATGATACAGGCATATTATAATCAGGCTACGCAATCTGAGTATGGGCCGTGGATGTACGCCCTTCAGAAAGCTGTGTTTGATTGGTTCAATGCACACGCTGAGGTATCAGGTATTCGGATGACCATGGCTTCGGGTCAACCACCGAGCGTTATGGCTGATTGGATGAGTCGGGTCCATTTGAGGTTTGGATCGCGGCCCTACTTCCGTGAGCGTGATGGGAAGAATTGGGATTCTACGATGGGGAAATGG